GTATTAGAATTAATTATTAGATCTAAAGATGAAGAAGTATATAAAGATATTCGCATGGATTTTGATATTATTAATATTTCAAGTCCAGCTGTATCAACCGAAGAACAAGGGACTGGTACTAAGTTAGGTTCTGGACAGAAATATTCATTTACTTGTCAAGCTAAAATACCAGGATTATTATCTGAAAAATGCATATCATACGGCTTAAATACTAGTTTCAATCATTTACAATTAATTACAGATAATCTTAAATTAGGATTTTCAAGTAATGAAATCAATACAGAAGATGAACAAGTAAGATATTGCGCATATGAAACTTCTTTAAATTGTTTACAACGTGAAATTTTACATTCATATAAAAATGATGATTCATTTTTTACAGCATCAATTGATCCTTATTATTATTTAAATTTTGTAAATCTAAATAAACAATTAGTTACAGATGAAAATGTAGAAGATACTTTAACATCATTAATAACTGCTGTAAGTGAATCAAATATGCAAAATGCTGAAAACGTAAATAAAATTGAAACGAAACTTGTACTTACAAATAGAAAAGAAGTTGGAACAGGATCTACAATGTACATTAGTAAATATGGTTTAATTAATAATGCGGGAGAAGTATTTTTAAAAAATGGTTATAAAAGAGTTGTTCAATATTATGATCAAATTCAAAGAAAATTTTTAGAATTTAAATTAGATACTTTAACAAGTGATAATTTACCAGATAATTTTTTGCCGTTAAAGGGTAAAAGTGATGAAGCTAGATATTTAAATGAAATTAAATATAAATATTTAGGAATTCAATCAGATACTGAAGATAATGGAAATGTTCATTCAAATTATAATTATGCAAAAATTCAAAATTTTCAAAATAATGAAGAATTAGAAAAACTTATGCTTCAGGTAGTATTACCTTCTGCAAATATGTCATTATATCGTTATCAAAGAGTTCCTGTTGCAATATATGAATCAAACGCAACACGTACTCAAAATATAAAAACAAAGGCTGAAAAATCTGGTAATACTCAAACAAAAAATGAAATTGCAGATGGATTAAAGGGTAATTCAAATAAACTTAGATTAAATATAATGTATTCAGGTTTTTATGTAATTTTAAAAATGAAATATATTTATAAACAATCTAGAGGAATATTGGAACAAGAATTAATATTAACAAGAAGAGAATGGCCTGCAGCTATTTAAAAATATATTTATTATGGCATCAGAAAACAAATTAAGTGATAAAATTAATAATTTTATAAATAATGAAATGGATGATAGAGGAAACTCTTGGTCAACTACAAATAGAAATGATTTTGTTAAAGGTACTGATCGTAAACTTGGAATGTATAATGATCCTACATATTTAGGATTTATTTTATTATTTCAACCTAATAGTCCATTATTAAGTATAATTGATACTGCAGGTACAGCATATCATTATTTATTAAAAATTGGTGAAACAGCACGTGCAGAAGAAATTAAAATATTATCAAGTATTATTTCAGATATAAATAAAATGATGCCATGGTATTGGCAATCTGTTGAAGGGTTAGATGTATCTTATAAATATGGTAATTTGAAAGATGGTTATAAAAGTGGTGATGATGCTAAAATTACTATTAATACACTTGAATCAATTGATTTAAAAATTACACAAATTATTGAATTATATCGACATATATGTTTTGATATGACTTATAGACGTGAAATTGTACCAGAAAATTTAAGAAAATTTAGACTTTGGGTATGGGTACAAGAATTAAGAAAATTTCAAATTAAATCAACAATATTAGGACAATATTCTCCTTGGTTTTTATTTCAATTAGATCATTGTGAATTTCAAACAGATGAATCAAATCCTTATTTAGCAAAATTATCATTTGCTGATCCTCAAATGGCTACTAATAAATTAGTTATTAAATATGAAGATATGAAATATTCGAATGGGTTTAATTTTGAAGATTTAAGAGCTCAATTAAATTCTAAAAATTTATCTGAAGATGATTTAAATACTACTATAAGTAATAAGATTGAATCTGTTGCAACCGCTGCAGCTTTAAATTTAGAAAGTCAACTTGAAAATGCTGCAACAAATGCAGTTGAAGGATTTGTTACAAGTTTATTTTTAGGAAATGCTCATGGTTTTTCAATGTCAAATGCAATTGATTCTATTCAACAAGCAAGCGTATCTAATATTATAGGAAATATAAATAATTAATAATTAATACAATAAAATGAATATACAAAAAGATTTATATGATGATGATTTAGTTGGTACAACATGGGTTGGAGAAGTTGTTAATGTTAAAGATTCTAATTTTGATAATAGAATTAAAGTTCGAGTTAATGGTAAATTTGATCTTTTTGCAGATGATGATATACCTTGGTCAATCTCTGATATTCAACAAAGTGCAGGATCTTCATCAGGTGCAGGAAATTATGATGTTCCTAAAAAAGGTAGTAAAGTAGGTATTAAATTTGATAATGGTAATATTTATCAACCTCGTTATTTTAAACTTCAACATGTTTCACAAGAATTAAAAGATGACGTTATATCAGTTTCAGATACTCCATATACTGTTAAATCATTATGGTATGATACTGATATTAATTTGAAAGCTTATTTCAATGAAGCTGACGGTATCAATATTAATTATAAAGATTCTCAATTTAATATGAGAAATGATAATTCAATTTGGTTACAACATAAAAACGGATTAGGAATTCACATTCAAAATAATATGATTAGTTTAGGTTCAGAATCTAAATCAGCTGAACCCGCAGTATTAGGAATTAAAAATGCAAATGCTCTTACAGAATTACATGATAGAATTAGAGATTTAACAATTGCACTTAATTCTTTTTGTACAATACAAAGTACAATAACAAAAGCAGTATTTGTGTTTGCGCCATTAAGTCCAGGTTATGATACTTTATTAGCGCAAACAGTAAATTTATTAGCTCAATTACCTAAATTAATAAGTACTACAATTCCTGCAACAAAATCATTAAAAGTTTCATTAGATTAAATAATTAATTATGGCATTAGTAAAAAATATTTTAGAACAACAAATAAAAGAAATATTTGAAACAGCTTCTATCGCTGCAGTAAAATCAATGTTAGCAAAAATGAAAGATATTGAATTATCTTATTCTGCAACAGGAGAATTAACAGGCGCTATAGCACCAACAGACGAACAAATTGCAAAAGAATTTACTGATAATTTTGTATCAGGTACTGCAAGTCAATTAGCTACTGTAATTGATACATATATTAAAAGTGCTACAATTGTTACTAATCCTGGTCAATTAGTAAATGTAACAGGTACAGCAATTGCACAAATTGGTGCAACAACTTCAACAGGTACTGCTGTAATTACATAAATAATCACCGATATATAAACATGATATAATAGTATTGTATTATTAAAACAAATTAAATGATTAAAGGTAAAATTAGTGCGGTTTTAAAACCGACGCAAGTAGAACAACAAGACGAAGAAATCAAAAATGATTTTAATGCCCTTACACCAGACGAATTTGATTGGATTGAATTTGAAAAAATGAATTTAGTAAATCTCATTCCTAATTCTAAAATTAAAACAAAAATTGGAGAGATAGTTTATTCACATGCTGATTATGCACAAGCTGATTATCATAAATATAGTGAAAATACTGATAATATTCGTTTTGAAGTTCCTTATAAAGGCGAAAGTATTGAAGCTTTAATAGTTGAAATACATGATAATACAGCTTTTCTTGATATTAATTATAAAGAATATGCTTATTTAGATTTAAATAAAGAAGAAAAACGTTATCTTAACAATATAAAAGTTGGAAGTATTATTACAGTTAAAATTATAACTGATAAGCAACATAATATTCCAATAATGGCTTCATATAGTGATGCTATTAAAGTAATAAAACAAGAAGAAATTAAAAATTCAATTAATTTACCTTGTGCATTTGAGTCAACTATTAAAACTCTTATTACTGGAGCTGGTTTTATTGTAGATATTGATGGGATTGAATGTTTTATGCCAGGATCACAAATTACAATGAATAAAATTAATAATTTTGAAGATTATGTAGGTAAACAAGTAATTGTTATGCCAATAAATTATAGTCCTGAAAAAGGCACAATTGTAGTTTCAGCAAGATCTTATTTACAAACATTAATGCCTAGTGCAGTAGAGTTTGTTAAAGAAAATCCTAAACAAAAATATAAAGGGACAGTAACAGGTACTACAAAGTTTGGAGTATTTTGTGAATTTGGTATTGAGAATAATAGTCCTAAATGTTTAACAGGTCTTATATATAGTTCAGATTTAGATAAACAACATGCAGCTTTACATTTAAATCGAAATATTAATCCTGGTGATGAAATTGAATTTTATGTAAAAGAACTTGCACATAAAAATAAAATTATTTTAACTCAAACTCCTGAAAATAATCCATGGAATGATATTGATATAAAATATAAAATACAATCAAGTGTAGTTGGTACAGTATTAACTGTAAAAGATTATGGCGCATTTGTTGAATTAGAAAAAGGTGTATCAGGTTTACTTCATTTTAGTGAATATGAAGGTTTAGATTTAATTGAAGGTGATAAAATTAAAGTAACAATTACTAGAATTGAAAAATCTTCTAAGAAAATTACATTTGTTATTTCTAAATAAAAATTAAATATCTTTGGTGTTTCAAATTTGAAACACCATTGTTATGTTTTGTGAATTTAGAATTTAATAAATAAGATATATAATTAAAATAAATGAAATAATGCAATTAGATAAAAAAAATTCTGAAATACTTTTAAATTCAAATATAGGTTTTGAATTTGAATTTTTTTCTCATTTAGATTCTAAAAAAACTAAAACTGATTTAGAACATGAATTAGGTAAAAAAATACATGTTGAAGAAAAATCTCATAGTGATTTTATACCTGATGATAAAACATACAAAATGGAACCTGATTTTTCTGGTGGAGCAACATTGTTTGAATTAATTACAGGACCTCTTAAATATATAGACGGTAAAATAATTTTAATGAAAATGATGAATTGGATTAATAAAAATGCTCATACTACAGATCGTTCAGGAATTCATTTAAATATTTCTTTTAATACTGAAAAATATGGAAAAAATTTTTTATCTAGATTAAATCCTTTAAAATTTATTTTAGATTTTGATGAAGATTATATATATCAATATTGGCCAGAAAGAAAAAATAATGTATATGCAAAATCAATTAAATATGTTGAACCTATTCAAAAACAATCGTTTTATTCATCTGAAAATATTAATTCACATGAATTTAAAGTTCCATTTGAAAAATATTATGGTATTAATTTTGAAAAATTACAAAAAAATTATCTTGAATTTAGATATTTAGGAGGTAAAGATTATCATAAAAAAGTAAAAGAAATTAATACAGTATGGGATTATTTTGTTTTATCATTATTTAACTCAGCAAAAGAAAGAGATTTTAATGAAATAAATAAAGTTGAATTAATGCGTATTTTAAAATTGCATGAAAATATTAATAAAGCATATTTATCATTTGAACAATTTAAAGAAAACTTTCCGAAAATTGGACTTTTAATTAATTTAGATACAGATATACGTAGAATTAATTTATATTGGGGTAAAATACAAAATCAAATATATAATATTCTTTCAGAAGGTGGAATGGAAGAAGGGTTAATTAATTATGATAGTAATACAAGCAGAATACAAATAAAAGATGCAAAATTATTAAATAATTATAAATTAGAAGGAATTGATATAATTGATTCAGAAATAAAGGGAAGATTATTTTCATGTGATATATTTAATTGTAATGTTGATAATGTAGAAATTTATACATGTAATATGTTTGATCATTCTCAATTATTTAATTGTAGAATTGACAACACTTATGTTAATAGAAGTTGTTATCTTAAAGATTGTTATGTTTGTGGAATGAATAGTATTATGAATGGTACAATGGAAGGTGGTATTTTTAGAAAAGGTAAATTTACAGACCTTGCAAAATTTATAAATTGTGAAATTGTAGAATATGAAAAAATAAATTTTAATCCAAATGAGCGACATTAGAACAGGACCTGAAAAAAATATAGAACATTTATCTGCTGGACAAGCAATGGATAATTTAGTTAGAATGGTTGGACAAGAAATTACAGGTGCATGTATGATACCTATGAATTTACCTAAAAAGGAAGTTGTTCGTATCATTAAACAAGCTAAAAAATGGTTTTATAAAAGATATGAATATTCAGTATCTGAAAATTATTATATTTTACCATATGAAGTTTTTACTACAACTGAATTTAATAAATCTCGCACAATTTTATTACCAGGCGCTCAAGAAGATGGTTCTGGATGGATTTATCAAGTATATGGATTAAGACAACAAAATGATATGAATATTTCTAGTAGTGTTTCAGATGCAGATTTTTCAGTACAAAAATGGTTATATGGAAGTGGTAATTCAAATACTGCAATTGAAGGTGACTCATTAATGTATTACGTTATAAATCAAAAATATTATGATTTAGCGCGACAAATTTTTAATAATCCTATTTCTTATAGCTATGATAGACTTTCACGAAAATTAAAAATTTTAGGAGATACACCTAAAAAAAATAAAAACGTAGTATTAGAAGTTTCTGAAACAATTGCAGATTATGCTTTATTTGAAGATGAATTTTTTCAAAGATATGTTGTAGCAAAAGTAAAAATGCAATTAGGTACTCAAATTATGATGTTTGGTTATAATTTACCTGGTAATATTACAATCAATGGTGATTCAATAAAAGATGCAGGTAAAGAAGAAATTGACGAAATTATGGAAGAAATGAAAGGTGACGAAGGTGTTGATTATTTTTTCACAAGCTAAAAATTAGTGATTTTATTATCCAGATATTTAGAAAATAAAATAATAAAGATATATAATAAAATAAATACATAATATGATAATATATGAAAGTTTTCAAGAATTTCAATATGAAACTTCTTTAAATGAAGGAATGGTAAAAAATGATATAGGAGATTCATCTAATAGTTATAAAGATGATATAAATAATGCAAATTTATTAAAAAATAAGACATTAACTACATTTTATAAAAAACAAAGCTTTTAGATACAATTTTAAATTTATATTATGGTGCGCGCTCTGCAGCAGGTGATGCTGCTATTGCAAAATCTAAAAATTGGGATAAAGAATATTTTGGTGTTTGGAATAGAAATGGTAAAAGTTTTTGGCCGGAAGATATGTTAAAAGGTGAAGAAGCTGATAAAGCTAAAACAATGTGGAAAGATGTGGAAAGAATATTTAAAAGTTTTTGGCCGGAAGATATGTTAAAAGGTGAAGAAGCTGATAAAGCTAAAACAATGTGGAAAGATGTGGAAAGAATATTTAAAATTAATGGGAGATACTTATAAATATTTTATTGATGCTGCTAAAGCTGTTATTAATGGTGATGCAAATGGATTTACAAATTCTTTAAAACAGATAGAATCTATTTATAAAAAATCTGATAAAGTTTTAAATTCAATTTATTCTAAATATATGATTGGTACAAATAATGGATATCAGCCAACTGAAACACAATCTGCAATGGAAAATGGAGAAGATGCAATTAAATCTTTATTTACTGGTGATTTAGAATTAGAACTTAATTTAAAAATTGATGATAATATTAAAAAACTTAAAACACATTTTGCTAAAATCGCGAAAAAATAAAAATAATAAAATATTAAAGAAAGCTTAGTTATATAGACTGAGCTTTTTTTATGTTGATATATAAAACATGGAAATATATAATAGAGCAGTAGACGATCCTAATTATAATCCTGGTCAAATTGAAGTCCATGATGAAATAATTGAATTTATTCAAGAAATTGAAATGGTTTTATTTACAAATAGAAGAGAAGTTATTGGGAATAAAATATTTGGATCTAATTTAGAAGATATAATATATTCATTAAATGCAACAAATGGTGAAATAGAAACACTTATTCGTACACAAATTACTCAGTATATTCCATTATCATCAAGAATACCGTTTACAGTAAATTGTAAATTTATGAAGGGTGCAGTAAGAGACTTAGCCGTAGTAGACGTCATTATAGACAACACATATACACTAGGCATAGTATTAAATTAAATTAAGATAAATGGCAGACACATTAAAAAAACCAAAAGATTTACGTTTTTTAAGTAAAATACGAGTATTAGCAAGTGAAATTTATGAAGATGTAACAACATATTTAAGTAGGACTTATAGTCAATCATCTAGTATTTTCAGTGTAGCATCTCCTTTTGCTCAAATTCTTAAAGTATTAGCAGAATTATTTGAATTAAATATGTTTTATGTAGAAGATGCTACATTAGAACAAAATATTTTAACAGCAACAACAGCTGAATCAATATACGGGTTATCTGTTTTAGCAGGTCATAATCCAACACGCGCAATATCTGCATTAGGTGAAATTCGATTTAAATTTAAACCAGGTAAAGAAAGCGATTTTATTGGTTCATATATTTTAATGCCAAATAATACTAAAATTAAATGTAAAAATAATAATCTTAATTATTTAATTAGATTTAATCAAGATTTTATAAAAATTGATAAAAATAATATTGATTATATTAACGCTCAAATAATTCAAGGTGAAATAGAATCACAAACAGTATATGGTACTGGATTATCAATGCAAAGTTTTAATTTTAATGTTAACGGTCAAGCTGAACATTATAATGTTAAAGTATATGTAAATAGTGAACTATGGTCAAATTATAGTTCTTTATATGATATGCGTAATGATACAAAGGGATGTTTAATTAAAAGTGGACTTTCAGGCGGTTTAGATATATTTTTTGGAAATGGTTATTTTGGAAAAGTACCAGGATTAGGTTCTATAATTAAAATTGAATATATTTTAACAAAAGGTTCAGTTGGTACAATTATAGGTGATACTGATTATTTAACGTTTGAGTATTTAGAAAGTGGAATAAATTCTTTAGGTGAAGAGGTTGATTTAAATCAATACATGCTTACAGAAGCAGTAACTACGCCTAAATTTGGTTCAAATGCTGAAAATACTCAATTTACAAAAATAATAGCTCCACTTGCTAGCAAATCATTTGTATTAATATCTCCAGAAAATTATCAATATTTTTTAAGTAGATATAATAATCTTTCATATATAGAAGCTTATAACACATATAATGATGAATATTTAGATGATGATAATATTGTTTATTTATTTTTATTGCCAGATGTTAAATCTAAATTAACTTCTGGAAATGATTATTTTACAATTGATGAAAATGAATTTACATTAGATAATGATGAAATTAAAATGTTATATTCAGTTCTTAATGAAAGTGGTAATGAAGGATTAAGTAGTGAAGTAGATATCGTAGAACCAATTATTAAAAAATACGCAGTTACAGTAATACTTAGATATTTTGAAGGTTTTCAAACTGAAACAATTTCTAAAGAAATAAGAACTCAATTAAATGATTATTTTTTAACAGTTAATAGAAGAGATAAAATTCCAAAATCCGATTTAATTGCAATTATTGAAGGTATTGAAGGTATTGATTCAGTTAATGTTTATTTTACTTCTAAAGAAAATGAAGCAGCAATTGCAAATGGATATTATTATAAAGAATATACTAAAGTCGAACCTACTACACCATTTTTACAAGAAGGTGAAGGTAATAAAAAGCGTTATATATTCTTTAATAAAGAAATTATAAAAACTAAAATAAATCTTACAGCAAATGAAGATCCTAATTTAGGGTTAGATGAATTTGGTGATATCACAATTGGTCAAAATGAATTACCAATAATAAGAGGTGGATGGAATGATAGATATGGTAATTATTATGATGAAGAACCAAAGCAAGCTCAACCATCATCACTTACAATTTATTTTAAAGATCAAATTACACAAACAATTTCAAGTAGAATTCAAACTGCAAATAAGAAAAAATTAACATAATATGTCAAATTTATATACAGGTTTATATAAGTATAAAAGAAAAAGTCTATATAAAGTGGCTAGAACATATGGTGAAAATAGAAAAAATGTTGGTTACGATTATACAGATACTGTACTTAAAAAAACAATGTCAAATCATATGTTTAGAAATCAAACATTAATTGATTTTTTAGGATTTGTAAATGATATTTGGGTAAAAATGATTGATAGTATTAAATCATATAAAATTTTTAAAACATATTCAGTAGATAAAGATTATAAAAATATTAATTAATGAGATACAAATATTTACAATTTTTCGATAATGGCGGTAATAATTTAAATTTAAATTATAATACTATAGAAAATATATGGAAAGGTACATGTTATATACCTGAAGTTTCAACAGGGTTATATGAAAGTGCAAATATTTATATTATTGAAGAGTTTTTTAATGAAAATACAAATAAAATAGAATATGGTTTACCTCATTCTAAAGAAATTGTATCATGTATTAATACTTGGAATATACGTTGGGAATCTGATAAAACTGAAGAAATATTTTTATATCAGTTTGATTTAAAATCTAATCATCCTACACTTGAAATAATTACAGATACATTAGAAGTAGAAGTTGATAATAGTTTAAACGATACAATTATTACTGATGGTAAAATATCTTCTAATAATATTAATACAAGATCATTACAATTAAATATAGGTCTTAATTCTGATGTTGAAGATCTTTATGAACGTAAACTTATTATTGAAGAAAAAATATCAGGAATTAGAATTGCTGAAATTATATTTTATGGTGAAACAATTGCTGAAGATGAAAGATTTAAAATATTACTTTCAAATTTTGGTATGTCATTATTTCCAGAAGATCAAACAATTTTTAGAGAAAGTGATATAAATGAATTTGCAATTGATTATAAACTTATTAATAGAAAACGTAAAGAAATGCTTCTTGAAGGTAAAAATATATTTCCTTTTAAAGGTTCATATAAAGGATTAATTAATATTATTAAATTTTTTGGTTATGATAATATTAAATTAAGAGAAGCTTGGTTAAATATTGATTCAACTTCTGCATTTTATGGCAAATATAAATATACAGATGTAATTAATATATTTGATGATAATGTTGATTTTAAAGATTCAAATATAAATTTACCAAATAAAATATTTAAAAAAACATCAAAATTTCAATTAGCATATAATATAAATAAAATTACAGATGATGTTGATGAGTATGATATTCCTCAAACAGAAGAAACTAGTGATTTTACTACAGAAGAAGTACTTATAAAATTATATGGATTAAAAGAACGACTTAAAAAAAGTTATTTACCATTTAATGCTAAAATTATTGATATAGTTGGCGAAGCTGATTATTTTACTAAAACTAAAATGAATGTTTGGACTGATCAACAACGAATTGAATATATTGATTCAGGTATTCATCCAAATTTTAATATAAGTCCTAGTCAAGTTGGTTATGTTCAAGATTTAAGAACATTAAGAGATATTTTTTTCCCTGAAGCAACTCCTTATTCATTAGATCATGATATGAGAGTTATAGGTGAAACTGGTATGACAATAGCTGAAGTATCAGATGTCATGTTAGCATATTTTACAAATTATAATCCAAATTTAAATACTGTCGCTCAACTGCCTGATAAGCCTGGAATTAAAGCAGGATATCCTTGTGTTCTTACAAATACAAGTTTTGATATTTTATTTGATGATGCTAAAGTGCAATGGGATGAATTATATTCAAGTGGTTCTATTTCAATTGAATTTAATTGTAATAATGTATTAATAGGTGATAAATTTATTATTACTGAAAATATTTCTGGAGAAACTATTGAATATACTGCAACTTCTGCTGATACAGATAATGTGATAGATGGTTTATTATCTTCATTTAATACTGCAGTTAGTTTAGGAGATGGTCGACCCTGGTCATATTTTTCAAGTGTAAAAATTGATAATAATACATTTAGAATTACTAGAATATTTACAGGTTATAAATCATTTGTGTTTCAGTTGTCTACAATTCCTGAACATACATGGAGTACTCCAATATTTACTAAACATTTTAGTAATACATCACAAATTTATACATGGTCAAATTTTGGTAATGGTAATTTTTATGAAATTGAATGGTTTATATTTAAAGAAGCTAATGATACGCCTGCATGGCAATATAATATACGAGGAAGTATTAATGATTATAATTCTTTACCACTTGAATTGCCTTATGTTGGAACATATACTGTTCAAATGAAATTATATGACACATTTAATAATATTTCAGAAAAATATAGCAAAGAATATATTACAGTTGAATCTAAGAATGTTGAATTTTCCGGTTTTTATAAATTTAGAGAATTAAAATATTATTGGGATTTTAATAAATCTGTAACATTTGATGAATATGCTTCAGAGTGGGAATTACCAATAATTCCAATTTCAAATACAGAAGAAGGTCATGCGAGTTTATATGAATCTTTAGATAGAGCAAATTATATTTTAAATAATCAAGTTGATGATATGTCATTGTCTTATAATTATGATAATTTACAAGAACAAGAATCATACACATCAGGTGCATATTATTGGGATAATATTACATCAGGAAATTGGAATGATTCATATCATTTAACATGGTCAAGTTGTAAAGTGTCAGGAGATTCTCCTGCTAATTTTAGAATATATTCTACTACTGTTAACGGTAGTTTAGAAATATGGCAAAATAAGCCTCAATTAAATTATGGAATTCATTCTTTTGCAAGTACTGATTTAGAAGTTGTAGCAAATAACCTTAATAATAGTACTGATCCAGTTATTAGTAAATACTTATATAATTTAGTAACTGACTATGATTCATCTTTATCATATCCACCTACAGAAGTAGTATTTATTCAAGCTGTTGCAAAATATTTTGGTAAAAATGGTGATTGGACAAAAATTGAATCAACTGGTATAGATTTAAGATATACTGAATTTTCAGAAACATCTAATCCTACATTTAATGATATAAGATTTATTAATGATTGGCAAGAATTACCAAAATTAATATACATAACATTTACATATGATAAATGTACAATTCCTGGTAAAGATAAACCAATATGGCATTTAATTAACTTAGATAGTACTAATACCGATGATATATACTTTGAAGGTAGATGGTTTACTTATTTATTTAAAAGAGAAGGTCACTATCAATTATCACTTGAATTAGAAGATTCAAACGGTAATAAAACTAATTTACAAAAAAATCAATTAGTTATAAAATAAAAATTAATAATTAAAAAGATAAACAAATATGGGAATACAGATAACTGAAATATTAGGTACAGATTCAATATCTGCATCTAGATTAGTACTTAATGATAATTTTAATGTATTAAAAGATGAAATTAATTCGATTGAAACGTTTTTAGATCCTGATGCAGGTTCTTTAGATGGTTTAACTAATATTAGTGCTGCTGCACTTTCAATAGGACCTTCAGCATCACCTTTTTTAGATATTACTTCAACTTCTTTTGATATTAATACAAACATTAGTTTAAATGGTTTACTTTATAGTACAGATAAATTAGCGATTAACAATTCAGTTGCTATTACATCTTCTGTTATTTTAGATTTAGATGCAGCTTCAGCAGGTGACACTTATGTAGTATCATCAACTGTCACTGCCATCGCAATATTAATGGATGCAGCTAATCCTGGTCAAGAAGTAACATTTGTTTGTGCACAACAAGGTGCTGGAACAATTGGCATTAAAGCAAATACAGGTATTG